TTATTGTTTACCTTCTGGTTCCATTACTTCATCAACTAAACCATATTCTTTAGCTTCTTCTGCAGTTAAGAAGTTATCACGATCTGTATCTTGTTGAATTTTTTCAATAGATTGACCAGTTCTTTCAGCTAAAATACGGTTTAATTTTTCACGTGTTTTTAAGATATGGTTAGCAGCGATTTCAATTTCAGTTGCTTGACCTTGTGCGCCACCTAATGGTTGGTGAATCATTACTTCAGCGTTAGGTAAAGCAAAACGTTTACCTTTAGCACCTGCAGCTAATAGGAATGAACCCATTGATGCAGCCATACCAATACAAATAGTTTGTACATCTGGTTTGATGTGTTGGATTGTATCATAAATCGCAAAACCAGCTGTTACACTACCACCTGGTGAATTGATATATAAGTAAATATCTTTCTCTGAGTCTTGTGCTTGTAAGAATAATAATTGTGACACGATAGAGTTTGCTACATTATCATCAATTTGTGATCCTAACATAATAATTCGGTCTTTTAATAAACGTGAATAAATATCATACGCACGTTCACCGCGGTTTGTTGTTTCAATAACTGTAGGAATTAAATTCATTTATATTTCCTCCTTGTAATAACTGTTAATCCTAATTTTAAACTAAAAGTCAAAAATGGTCAAAAATAAAGCTCTTTAGCTTAACTTGTTCATTGACGTTAAGTTAAATACTTTTGTACACTAGAAATAACTATTTTTGATTGTACTTATTTTAATTGATTTAGTACAGAAATAAGCTTTATATCTTTACCCCTCGTAGTGTAATGGATAACACATAAGATTCCGGTTCTTAGAATAGGGGTTCGATTCCCTTCGAGGGGGCTAATAACGAAAAATTAAACACTTTTTGAAAATAAGAATCCTATAATGACGGGGTTCTTATTATTTTGTCGTCTAATAAGACACTATATAAAACAGATTTTTAGGGACTTTTCAGGGACCCAAGTTCCAAATAAAAAAACCACACCCAAAAAGGGTATGGTTAAAATAAATTAAACAGAAGATCTATTGTGAGAGATGGAGTATTGAAGCTCCAAAAATAATTATAACATATTGAGAATAAAAAAACATTTATAATTTAACTAGAAATAGAATATAGTAATCTAAAATTAATACATATAATTGAATATAAAAAAAGAGCAGTCCCTTGGACTGCATCTTTAAACGAACAGAATTTTATGAGAACACTTTAAAGTCGAACACTACAATTACATTGGAATGTTCAAATATTAATATACACGATATTTTTACTTTTGACAATACATTATAAAAATACTGTTTTTGGTAATTAATTCGCAAAATAAAATACTCGCACCTTAAAGGCTACGAGTATTTCGTAAATTTTGCATTACTAAAATGCATGGAAAATAACACTCAGTGACATGCTTGAGTTTTACAAAGGGATTATCGTAAGGCTAAGTTCTTTGCATGTAAAAAAATAATAACATAAAAAAAGAGATAATTAAAACAATTATCTCTTTAATGCAAAGTATATGAGGTTATACATGCACATTATATAATACAACAATTAATAATATAATGCAAAAAAACAACACGAAGTATATTAGTTGGTTGTTTATACAGTTATATATCTAAAGAAAATACTATTCCAATATATCACACAATATTTTTTATGTACACATTAAATTTATGTATAAAAAATAAGGCGGTCTATTGACCACCTTAAATGCAAATTGAAATAATCCCTACACTCATTATAGCTTATTTTTGAATAAGTACAATAAAAAAGGTAGCCTTTCGGGCTACCCAGCATAAAGAAAAGATAATAATCGTTTAAAATGGTGATTTTATGCGTGTGGATAATTGGGGAATTATACCACAAATTAAATGTATCACTTATTTAACATTAAAGAAACCCTAAATGTTTTTTGATTGTCATTTTTTCGATTACATTCATAAAAAAACCACGCTCATAAAGAACGTGGCTAGTAGAATATAGTACCGTCTGTGTGTGACGTTATCGTTAAGTGTATTATAACATAAAAAATAGGGCAGTCGCTAGGACTACCCTTGATTGAAAGAAAAAGTGCGTATTTTTATTGGAGTTCTTTGTGATTATATTAATCAAAACTCTTCGTTTATGTTAACATATTATTTCCACTTAATGGAACCCCAATACTTCTCATTTTTAATTTTTTCTTGTTTGTCTGTTATTTTACATAACGCACAATAGAAGTATCCTGAAGATGGATTAGTAGGATATTTGAATTTTGCCCACCAATAGCCATCTTTTTTTGTAATACTAACGAAGTCTACCCATTGATTAGATAACAACCAATCTGAACTTGGTACGACAGAACCTTTCAAGCTTGGACTACGTCTTACTTTGATTGTTGTATTAGTAGTAAATCTACCTTTCCAATTCCATGTGATCTGTTTTTCTTTCTTTTTCTCTTTCGATTTCTTGAGTAATTTAGATTCTGTTTTCTTGTTGCTAAATTTAGGACGTATAAACCACATTTGCGTGTCATATTCGTGTTTACGAAGTGTGACCGTTTCCCAACCGGTTCCATTATTGATTGGTCCACTTGTCCAACCGCCGCCAAAATAGTTTTGTTCAAGTACAACGATGTAGTCGAGTGTTGCCTCAACGACCCAAGCAACATGACCCCAACCATTGCCCATTTGATCTCCCCAAACGACTAAATCGCCTGGTTTAGCTAAAAAGCTAGGTGTATTTTTGAATACTGTAGCCTCATTTTTAAACTTATCTTTATTATAAGTATTAAAAGGAATGTCTTTCGCTCCATTACCTTTAAGTCCATGACCAAATAACTTATCCCAACCTACGTTTGCGTAATCGAAACATTGAAAAGCTGCGTACAAGTCATAATCGTATTGCTTACCTTCTGTAGATTTTAACCATTTTACGAATTCATCACGTGTAAATGATGTCGCACCTTTTTCTACTTTCACTGGTGCAGCTTTGACTTTTACGTTTTGTTTGTAGTATTTAGCTATTAATTTATCGAGATTTGATGTATTTCTGCCATAACCAGACGCTTCTAATGCATTTCCTGGGTCTTGTTTATCTGCTTGAATATCTTGATGTCCTGGCATTCTAGTTTTGTAATCAATATGCCAATACTCTGCAAGATATGCTAATACTCTAGCACCATTGTCTAACGCTTTTCTACTACGTTCTCTATCACTGAAATAACATATTTCAACACCTATCGCTACATCGTTAGCGTCTTTGTTGTACCAAATGTTATCTGTAGGCGCGTCATAAAGCACGTGCCAAGCTTTCTCTGTCGTCGGTATACAAATGATACATTCTTTATCATCAACGAATATATGCGCGCTAGCTACACTGTTCCAAGGTATATTATAAGTATTCTCATAATAAGTCACATTCGATTGCGCAGTTGTGTTGATATTACCTGTATCATGCGCAACGATGAACTGAGGTTTACCACCGTCCATTGTTTCACCATAACGTCGTGTACCTTTAGTTAATAATTGGTATCTTACTTTAACGCCTTTCCAATTCTCTGTAGCCATTAATAACACTCCTATTTTAAATTATTTTCTTTTAAGTATTCTTCTTGTGCTTTTGAATGCGAGTGAATCACATACGTATTTTTATAGACACCGTATACCGCAATTACAAAAGGCACTATTGACGTAGCGAAATTTTGCCATGCGTCTAACTTTTCGGGCATTAAAAAAGGAACTTCTATACCACTCGCTTTTAATGCAAGGTATAAAGCACCTAACATACCACCAAATAAGCCAATATATTGTTTTAATTTATCTGAAGTCATTTGATTATCTCCTTTTGAGTAAAATAAAAAGCCGACGTAACACGCCTACTTTACTTAAATAATATAGGTGCTAACCCAACTGCTGCAGTGAGTAAACTAAACACACCACCTACAATTGCAGTTGCTATACCTACATTAAATGTTTGCTTTTTACTTATAATTTGACCAAAGTTTTCTAATTGATCGTCATGACCTTTAACTTTGTATTTTAGTTCGTTAAACTCTGTACCAAAAGTACTTATTGTATCGCTAATTTTTTCTAAATGACTTTCTTGTTTTTTCTGTGATTCATAGGTTTGTTGCTGTATTAAGGTTTGCTTATCCACTTTATTATTCAAACTATTAATTGCCTCAGTTTGTTTCCTATCATTCTCATTAATACGTTCATAAATTTTACCTGTATTACGCTCCCACTCGTGACGCAACACATATTTTTCATCGTTTTCGGACAACGCCAATCACTCCAAGCATAGCAATCATAATGTTAAGCACTGCAAGTGTGGAAAATTGCAGTGGTGTCAGCCAATTAATAGCGTGGAATATACTTGCTGATGTCATTAAAAAGTAAAACAAACCATTTCCTGCACCGCCAATCAAAATTAAATAATTGAATGTATTATTAATTTGATGCTTAGGTAAGAAAAAAGGAGCGATAATTAGCATTAAGCTAAAAACCATACCTAAAATGCCCCATATCCATATAGGCATAATATCGTGAAGCGCTATATAGAATTGTGAGTCATCTAGTACGTCTTCTTGTTCTTTTGTCCAAAAGAAACCTCTTTCGAACATGAGTAGTCCAACACCCATATAAAGAATAACTTTATGGATATAATCAAAGTATGTTTTTTTCATAAATTCACTCCTATTCTGTGTCAGTATAACTAATGTCAACAACTTGTTTAGCTACTTTAATAGTCAACAATTCTTTTGCTATACCAAATTCATAATTTAGTTCATTCAAACTGTTTAGACGTTGAGCGAGCTTTTCTGCTTTCTCTTGTTCGTCAATCTTATATGCTGCAGATGTGTTAGTGCTTGGGAAGAATTGCCCACGATAATCAATACTGAGTGCATTTTCTACACCTTCACTGTCTACTTGTACCAAAATATAATTTTCTTTTTTGTTTACTACTTCATTTGCCATAACTGATTCCTCCTAAATTTGTGTATAAAAATAGTGCTAAGGATTACTCTTCCTCAGCACTTTGTTTTGGTTGGTTTTGTTCTTGTATGATTGCTTTAAGCATTGCGTTTTCTTTAGTTAGATTTGCAATTTCCTGTGTAAGATAATTAATTGTAAGTTGTGGATTAGCTTGTAATCCTTGATTGTTATTTTCCATTGATTTGTTCCTCCAAGTTTTGTACTTTTTCATTTAATTGTTGTATAGCTTTTATTGAATAAGATAGCATTTCATTAGTATTCACGCCATTTCCTATAACAAATTCCTCAGGCGTATTATAGCCGTCGCCTATAATAGGACCATGATGAGTTGTTTTATCTAAATCTTCCTTATATTTATAACTATATAAATCGAGATTATTCACAAGAATACTTAATGCATCGAAATTCCAATATTCTATGTCTTCTTTATATTCAACTCTTGACGCTTTTATAAAGTCACTTGCTTCAATAGGTCTGTACCCAATATTGCCTCCGTTATATAACAAGTTATTTGTTACTCTTAATTTATCAGTCGAAACACCAATATAGAGATTACCACTTAACGTTCTGATTGACCCCGCACGTATCTCGTTTGCAGCAAGTCCTTGATAATTTGGGTTGCCATTGTTATAACCTGAACGATCAGTTATACGTAATTCTCCACCATTATTTACCAAGCCATATAAATTTGTGCCTTTAGCCCACCAATCGCCTAAGAAATTACGAGCATAAAAGTCACCAGTACCGATATTACCGTCTTTGTCAGTTGCATATACATAGTTAGATTTTGGTGACTTATCAAAACGTATACCTGAACCAAAATCATAAGGGCTGTTGTTCGTACCAGTAATTAAACCATACGATAAAACCCCATCAGTATCGGCTCCAGTATCATTGTTTTTAACCCAAAATCTAAATTCATTTGTACCAGTTCTATTGTCTTTCATCGGTCTGATATAGACTGAGCTTGTTTGACTTTCTATGTTAACAGTTAAGTTTGAATCTAAAATAACACGACTGTTATCACTCGCTAATGCAACTGCACCGTATGTTGAATGTAATGTCACACCACGAGACGTTTCATTGTATCGTTGCGAATGGAACTCTAAAGTACCAGCTGTTTCATCTCCTGCACCTGCAAGCATAGTAGAAAGGCCTTTTTCCGTTAAATACAAGTTATAGCCTGTCGTGGTATTAGATACTTGTATAGTACCTTTATTCATACCTAATTTCAGTTTTGCAGTATCTGTGATGTTTGCCCACGTACGAGTGAATGAGCCATAAGATAATATAGAAGTATTACGAATATCTATATATTCAGAGTTGTTTCCACCTCGAATACCTAAATTATTTACATTGATATCTAATCCTTCTTTAGATAGGTTTAATCGGTTTACAACTTCATCTTTACCAACTTTATTATTTAAAGTTTGAGTAACCACATTAAAGTCTTTGTTAACTGTGATATCTACTCTATCGCCTTTTAACTTAATACCATCTTTACCAATATTCATTAACTGGATTGCACCATTTTCGTCATAAGTAAATGTCATACCAGTAGCAACATTGTTCGTGAAGTCAGATATGACTTTAGATAAAGTTTTCTTACTAGAGTTAAATTCTTCTTTAGTTGCGCGTTGTTGTATATCTTTACCGTTTTGACTGATAGAAGTATTCATATTGGTAAGTTTGGTATCTGTTTCTTCCGGTGCTATATCATAATCAGTTGGAATAGTACCTTTTTCAAATTTAATTTTTGCATTTCTGATATCATCTAACGTCATATCTGTGTTATCAGAATATCTGAATAACATTTTAATTTTCTCTACACCAGTATCGAAATTGTAATTTAATGTGTCCGATAGCGTTGAAAAACCACTACTTTTAATTAATGCATTATTCACATCATACTGATAAATAGACATCTGTAGCGTTTTATTAGCTATAGGTTTGTTGATTTTCATAATATAATTATCAAGCGCTGTTACTGGTATATAATTAATATTTCTTATTCTTGTTGTGGATGACCCAGCAGGCGCACCTGTAGATGAAACATAAGTACCAAATTCTAAATTGTCATTTGCTAAATAGTTTCTTCCACCTACTTTTAAATTACGATACTCACTCAAACTCACTTTATCACTTATCTGATTACTCAACTGTTTACGTTCAGAATCTGCACTATCCAACCGTGTTACAATACCATTCTTATCCGTTTGGTAATCAACACTTTTAACGTAAGACTTTAATTGTTCTGCCGTGTCATCGTGTGAGGCTTGTACGGCTTTTGCTATAACATCAGGTGTACCAATCATATTGTTATTACTATCTACCGTTAAACCAAACTTACTTGCCACTTTATTCAATGCATCATTAAATTTCTGATCAGTATATTGTGATTGAAGTAATTGCAATCGTTTATCTGCAGAAATCTTCGCATTTTGTAACGCTTTATATAAATCTTGTAACTTTTGTCTATACGTTCCAAATTGGACTTGTATATCAATTAAAGCTCCAATTGTGGCAGTATCAGACGTTATTGCATTTAAGCCAGTTTGAATACTTTGGAATATATTATCTACATTATTTAATTCAGTTTGTAGTTTCTCTTTTAAATCTGTATCGACTAAATATTCACTGTTTAAAACCGAGTATGTTTCGTCCATTAACTTACTATGTTGTATAGCTAAATTTTCAAATGCATTTTTAATGCTATCGTATAATGCTTTTTCTCTTGTTACACCACCGATTTTTTCTACATCATCAACGGTTTCATTTAACCATTCACCATTCCAATATCTTCTTAATACCGCAACATTAGGATTGCTTGTATCGTACCAAAGCATGTCATTAACTGGATTATCTGGTGGCGTATCTTGCTTAAAAATTTTACGTTCATAATATTCTAATTGACCTGACACAACATCATTCACAATAGTATTGATATTCGATACATTGTCATTCAACTTTTTGCTTATATCAGCAAGTTTTTTATTGAATATATCTCTTAAGTTATTTTCTTCATATTCGACTACGTTACCAAATTTATAGCTACTTTCCTCTGTGAGTAAATCATAATCAACACCAATGACTTCTGCCTCTATATAAAGTGGTGGTCTGAAATCTCTATCCTTAATACGTACTGTGTCATGTAGCGAAACGACCATTTCTGGATAATATCGATGAATATCTGTTGAAGTAATATCATAACTGATTGCCGATTTATTACGTTTATTCAGTTCTGTTTTAGCGAGTGTGGTTAAACGCTCATCAGTCATATTACTATCGTCTGATTCAGGCTCATACACACTCCATAGATAACGCCCAGGCAATCCAAACTGTGCCTGAGCGTCGTCATCTGTAAGTATTTTTTCTAGTCTTTGTCCAGTGTCGTTTTCAGGACCAATCGCATATAATGCAGTCCGTACTTCTGACATATCAACGGTACGCGTCATACCTGTTAAGTCTTTACCTTTAGTAATCTCTTTACCTTTAAATAAGCTAACGGGTTTCTTAAGTGTTACATATCTATGCTCAACTGTATGTGAGCCAAGTTCTATTGAATAATCTGCTACCATATTATACGTTGTGCATAACATGTTGATAACTTCATACGGCGTTGAATAAGATGTCCATGATGTTGTTCTCATACCACCATGTTCAGTGTCATCTGACATTTCCCAACCAGTATTACGTAGCGTTTCATTTAAGGCTTGATACGTGCTATACGAACTATATTTCCCAGGTTTAATTGGACGTGATTTATCGATATCTTCTAAATATGATGCATTACTTTCTACATCAGTCGTTCCGTCAAAGTTATCCACAACATGAGAAATAATAAACTCACGATAAATACCATTATTATCTTGTGCAATCAATCGATTACGTTCACGTAAATTTTCGGCACGATCATTCAACATTGTGAAATCAAACGTTTCTGATTTTTCTTCGGCGTTAGTACTCATCACTGCATTTAATAACACGCCATCATCACGACTAATATAATCTATAATTTTGTCGTTAAAATCTAAAATATGGATACCTGTATGTTTCAATTCGTCACCTCCTTATAAATATCTATCTTGCCAATAAACGGTAGTATCAAAAGTTTTTTCTGGATAGATGATACATTCGTTATAACCACTATTGATATTAAAAAAATCACTACCAAACGTTTTTAAATCAAGTGATGGATCTTCATTAATCGTCACAGTTTTATCTTGTGTATTAATGTTAATCACATCACCTTTTTTAATTATCATGTCACGTGCTTTAGGCGGTTTAGGTAATTTCTCATGAGTGTAACTACCTAAAATATATGTTGGCATATGATAATTCGTACCGTTTTTTGCAGTATAAACACTTACGGCCGCGATAGGACGTTGATAAAATTTACCACTGTCTTCCCATTGTTTTTCATTTACATCAACTGGAATAACACGTTTAGGGTATTCGAGCTCTTTATATTTCCATGTTTTGATTTTAAAGGTTGTACCTACACGTTCTAATCGCATGTATATAACGATGTCATCCCATTTATAAAACATAGGAGAGTTCGTATATTCGTATATCTTTTTCTGTTGACCTAACTGGTCAAATAATGTAATTACAATACTACCAATCGCTTGGCTTGCTCTAGCATTTCGGTAGCCGATACTTGCAATTAGGCGATTATCTGTATCGTATAAGTATTGAGCAAAATGTGTAGAACCTTTATTTTTTTGATTCACATGAATTTTACAAGTGGAAACAAAATCTTGTGCAGACTTACCAAAACTATGCTTATACTCTGCGCCATTCCAACCTGATGTAGCCGTAATTGTTTCTTGTTTCAACATAAACGAATCATTCGAACTGCTTAACATCATTCCACCACCAGTTGTCCCACCAGTATAACCATCTATATTAGTGCTTGCTGTTTGCTTAGTCCAACCCGTAAAAGCACGCATTTCGTTATCCCAAAGCGTTGGCGTGTAATCTTCTACTGTTTTATCTAAGTCATCATCGCCAATCATGAAATAATCTTCATCGTTTTTAGTGATCATATAATAACTAGCATTCTGTAATGCAGTAGCTTGTACAATAACTGGACTATCTGCTGTACCTGTACTAACCACACTAACTTGGTCTGAGATAGCCGTGTTCTTTGTACCTTCAACTGCATATTTGTAAGGGTCTGCTAATACAACGTTAATCTTGAATGACCAAAAACCAATACGGTCTTTGTCTAATTCGATGGGTCCTTCTATATATGCATTCCAATACCAATCTTGAGATGTGAACTGTAACTTAACTGGGTCATCATAATTGAAAAATCGTACGACTTCATTTAATACATCGTCTAACTTTTTCATACCGCCATGTGATAAATAATCATTACGTATGATAAGAGGTAATTCAAAACGATATTCTTTTAAATTTCTACTTTTTACAATGCTTCCTGGTCTCCCAGCTATTTCTTCACTTTCAATAGCAAAATTAAAAGAGGGTATTTCAAACCCTCTTTCGACAATCAACCATGGAAGTGTTTTATCATTTACTTTTATTGTATCAAGCATTATCTAACCTCCCACTGGTTTAAAATTTGCTTTTCTTGATTTCTGTCTTTCGTATTTATCTATACCTTTAAAAATTTGTTTTTCGTTTGCAAACTGATCAATGACAGGTTCAAAATCTTTATCTGCAATGTCTTGATTGCTACGTGCAAGTTGCATCAATAGTGAAATCTGTTGTTGTTGTCCCTCAATCATCTTAAGCAACAATTCAGTATCGTTGTTATTAGTTGATACACTCTTACCACTGAATGCACTAGGACGTTTATTACCTTTTGATTTAGAACTTTGAATGTCTTTAGCAGCAAGTGCTAGTAATTTCATAGCGTCAGTACGACGGTTTGGATCAGTTGGTATTACCCACTCTGGGTATCCACCTTCTGCGATGTTGTACCAACCGGAATTTTTGATTAAGCCTCCTGTAGCAAATCTACGATGTCCACTAGGCCCCCAACCTGAACGTCCATAAGGTAAATCTCTACGCCAATTTGAGTTATTGAAGAATGCTAATAATTGATCGTAACCATTTTTAATATTTTTATGACCTCTTACTGCATAACTTCTGAATGTACTAGGCACATATTGAAGTAATCCTTGTGCAGGTGTACCACGTAAGTTGTTTATATCACCAATATTACCTTGAGTAACACCTGCATTACCATTTGACTCACGTTGAATTTGAGCGATGATACCATTCAATTCTCTTCCTGAAAGGTTTACTTTCATGCGTTTAGCGGCACGTCGAATATCACCTCTCCATTTGGAAGCAGCCTTATTTTGACCTCCACCGCCACCACCATTATGTTTTTTCAACCAACTTGTAGGGTCAAATGCTACACCGTTTCGTTGCATTTCATAGTGTAAATGAAGTCCAGTGGAACTACCTGCACCTGCTCCATCTTCGCCAGGATTACCACCAGAAATACCCAAATAGGTACCTGGTCGCACTTTTTTAGTTCCATTAAACGCTAGTTTATGTAGATGTCCATAAATAGATTTTAAACTACCGTTCGTTATTTCTACGTGGTTTCCAAAACCACCACTCCAACCTCTAAAGGTTTTAGCTGTACCTGACATCGTTGAGTAGACTTTGTCATGTTTATAGTTAATATCTAAACCGTGATGCGGTCGAGGGAATGGATACCCAGCTTTTGCGGCTTCAGCAGCAGTTCTTGCAAATCCAAAGTTGATACCTTTGGATAAGTCAATGTAACCACCGTCGCCCCCACCACTATCTTCTAGCAATTCTCCAATTTTTTTAGTAGCAGCTTCTTTAAGTTTTTTAAACATACCAGTCATCATATTGTATGGTAGTTCGGCGGCCTTACTTATACCGAAACTATCCTTACTAATACCAAAACCTTGAAGGACTTTATTAAGTAATTTCCCTGGATGTTCTATGTAGTCCAACACATCACCAACAGATTTTTTAAGCCAGTCTTTACCTTTACCTGCAGTTTCTAGTGTTTTATCTACAATAGCTTTTCCGCTTTTAACAACCTTACCTGTGATCGCACTGGCTTGTTTACCAACGTTTCCTGCAGTTTTTTTAGCATTTCCTATAACATCACCAACTACATTTTCTCCATGCTTATGTTTTTTAGGTTTTTTACCTCCACCAAGCAAATTGAAACCTGTACCATTTGCAAAACGTGGTAATGTCCCAGTGGAGAATTGATGATTATTTTTTAATAGAGAGTGTGTCTGTTTACCATTTAATACTGAACTACCTTTAGGTAAATAAGTTGTAGTATCTCGATTAGGTGTGATTGCAGTTTTCCCGTTAGGATAGCGAATCATTTCATGACGGAAACCACCTGGACCATTTCCTCGACCTTTATCTCCAACTGTAGCAAGAGTATCTCTGTTTATTTTGCCGTTAGTTACAACATTTTGTGTATGAGTTGAAGTCGTACCAGTGTGAAGTTTAATCGATGGTATTTTAGGCATACTTAATTTTTTACCTACCCAGTTAACACCACTGATCAATTTATTTAATCCACCTTTTACTCCGCTGACCATACCGCCAATATGACCTTTGATTCTACCAATCAATGTTTTTAATCCACTGGCCATATTTCTGAATGTATTTCTAACACTGCTCCATAAACTTTTTGCAAGACCAGTAACAGAGTTTTTTATACCTTTCCATTTAGAAATCGTATCACTTTTCACTCTACTGAATGTGCTACTTGTACCGCTTTTTAAACGGTTCCATGTATTTTTTACGCCACTCCAAAGATTTTTAGCGTAATTCACCACAGAATTTTTGATATTTTTCCAAGTCTTAGTAAGCCAGCCACGTAGTTTACCAAAGATTGCTTTAGTGATATTCCATGTTGATGTAAAGTTGCGTTTAACTCCGTTATATAAACTTTTAGCAAAACTAACCACTTTGTTTTTAATATAACTCCATACTTTAACAGAGAAATTTTTAATATTATTAAATACACGTTTCACAAAGTTCCATGTACCTGTAAACGCACGTTTTACACCATTATAAAGGCCTTTAGCTAAAGCAATAACCTTATTCTTAATATAAGTCCATACTTTGACTGTAAAGTTTCGAATACCAGTAAATATCTTTTTAACTATACCTGATAAACTTGTGAAAGCTCTTTTTACACCTGCACCTAAAGCTTTTGCTAATGCAACGACTTTATTCTTAATGTAATTCCACGCTGCTATAATCCAACTTCTTAAAGCGCCAATGATTTTACGAACACCATTTGAAAGTGCTCTAATTGCTCCAATCACACTGTTTTTTATAGCATTCCATACACGTATAGAAACGCTTTTTATAACGTTCCAAGCGCTTGTAACAAATGCTTTTAAACCACCAATAATGGCTTTTGCTCCTGCAATGAAAGCACGAATGATAGCCAATACACTGTTCTTAATAGAGTTCCATATTGCTATTGAAACAGTTTTAATTGCATTCCATACCGCAGTAATTACGGCTTTCCACATTGCAAAGGACGCTTTCATCATAGTGAACCAAACTCTAATAATCGCCATTACACCATTTTTTATGGCATTCCAAATAGCAATTGATACATACTTAATACCGTTCCACACTGCAGTGATGACTGTCTTCCACATACCGAAATAAATTTTAACGGCAGTAAGCCAACCTTGAATTATTAACATGACCGCAGTCTTGATACCAGTCCATGCGAGAATTGCGCCCATTTTAATAGCATTCCATACTGCAGTGATAACTAGTTTTAATGATTGAATTGGATGTAGTACGGCTATTTTAATAGCATTCCATGCTAATGTGGCTGATGTTTTCATTAATCCCCATATAACCATCGATGCCGTTTTAATTCCATTCCAAATACCGATGATGTAAGGTTTAAGGAATCCAAACACAGATATAGCAGTATTTTTTATGGCATTCCAAGCAGAGATAACGAAATTACGAAAAGTTTCATTGTTTTTCCATAGATATATAATACCTGCGACTAAAGCACTAATAGCAGTAATAACTATACCGATTGGACCTGTCATAAACCTAATAGCTAGACCCAAACCTCGAGTAGTTAATGCTGCCATTTTTGTAGCAATAGAATATTTACCTGTCATTATGGTTGCTAACGAAGTGTTTCTAGCATTTAATTTTTGTGCTAATGCAAGAGCTCGTGTAACACCTGTCCAAATAGCCATCGAAGTTTTAGTTACATTTACTATAGCATTATATGCACCTGTTACCAACGATGCGCCACCAACTACTGTTCTATATACTCCCCACATTGGTAGAATTGCAGCTAATGCACCACCGACGGCTGTTAAGACACCTGTCATTAGTCCCATTGTATTGTTAGCCGTAGCACCTTTAGCGATAAACCCTGTCAATGCAGTAGTTATTCTTAACATTACTGCGCCAACTGGTGCCATACCTTTAATTAATCCTACAATAATAGATCCAATATTTTTAAGCAATTGCCAAACAACTGGACCATTCGACTCTAAGTATTTTAAGAAGTTTTTAAAACCTTCTGTGTTTTTTAAGTTCGCCGCCCAATCTTTAAACGATTGTGTCACACCTTGCATGCCTACTAGCACATTATGTGAATGACCACTAAAAGCACTAAATAAACTGATAATTCCACTAAACACATTACCAAAAATTTGACCAACAATTGGCAAGTTCGTTTTAGTGTATTGAATGAATTGAGCTATACCTTTATCTGTACTTGTGCTATTTGCCCAAGCATTAAATTTATTAGCTAGACTTTCAATACCTTTACCTGTCCATGTAAATAATGGTCCAAACTGTGTAAACATGTGGGTGATACCATCTCCCACTTTCATTGCTGCATTTAATAAGTTTTGGAATATCGGCGGACCTATATTATTAATGAGTTTGAATGCATTGTTTGCATTATTAGATGAGTTAACCCAATCACGCATTCTAGCAGATGCTTGAGCTATTTGACTTGTGGTTTTTGAAATGAATGGTGTAAGTCTTGTTAACGCAATCTTAGCGATATTAATACCATTAGCCATAGTATTAAAGATATCTGCTTGATTAGCTTGCACTAAACCTTTCCATTGATTTTGCAAACTATTTAAAACTGACTGGTAATTTCTAACTTCTGCAGTTGCTCTCAATTCACCATCTTCAAGCATTTTCAACGCAGTTGTAGCTTGGCCACTAAATGCAGTTATTGCACCTAGCGCAACACCATAAGCACCACCAAGCCCAATAGCACCACCTGCAGCAGCAGTTGCAGCGCCACCAATACCAGACAACGCACTTACGGCACTTCCCGCTATTGGAATGATGGTACTAATATTTGATATTAAACCACCAAAGCCTATACCATTCACAACATAACCGACGTTTCTAAAGCTATTACCTATTTTATTTATTTTAGCGTTTACTTCTTCCCAACGTTGACTCATAGCTGTTAATGCAGGTCCCATGCCAAAGAATTTCGTTTGTTCTCTATGAAATTCTCGCATTTCTGATGTAGTTTCATCTATTCTATTTTGTAGAACATTGTAAGCCATTGCTTGTTGATAAACTTCTTTTTCAGCTCTGTCTAATTTCACGGGTAGTTGACCAACTTCACGATTTAAACTAGCGTAAGATCGTTCTGCTGCGTTAGCTTCTTTCTTAGCTGTATCCATTGCAGATTTTGCACTTGCCATCGCTTGTTGATTTGCTTTACTAAAATTTTGTAATTCATTCTTAGCGTTGGCCGTTGCTATTTTAGACTCATTTAAATCATGTTTAGCACTATCTACAGATTTTGAAAGACTTACATATTGTGTTTTAGCTTTAGTTAACTGATTGCCTAATGCCGTTAGCTCTTGTTTGCTTGCTTTACCTGACTTACTTAATTCATTGAATTCATTTTGCAAATTGTCGACAGAACTTTTAGCATTTTTCATTTTGGCACTTAATGCTGTAACAGTATTTTGCATTTCTTTCTGTGATACTTGAGCAGACTGAACATTTGCTTTATGTTCTTTCAACTCATTGTTCAACTTGTCATAAGAATCAGCTAAGGTCTCATAACTTTTTTTAGCTTTTTGAGCGTTACGTGCTGATTCTTCAAGCTTATCTGACATGGTTTCTTGTGCACGTCTTAACTGATCTAACTTCTTCTGTGCTTGTTCACTCGCTCTACCTTGTTGAGTAAGTGTTTTGTTAAGTCCTTCAATTTCAGTTTCGTATTTTTCTACTGATTTTTCGGCTTTATCGAAACTTGAAAGGTTCTTTTTCATTTCTGCATCAGTAGTTTGTAACTTACGCTTTAAATTGGCCATACCGCGATCAATATCTGATGTATCTAGGCCTAAATCAATCGTAAAACCTTTAATTTCATCTGCCATTCAACTCACTCTCCTTTCTTTAGAAATAAAAAAAGAGAGCCTAGCTTGAAGCTCTAGGGTCTTTACCTGTTATAGCTCCAATTAGGCTCTCGTTTTTACCAACTTTCTTCGTTTTAGATTTCTTCTTATTATTCATAATGCGAAGTAACTGATAAATATCTGTGTTGTCAATCTCAGGCATTTTCCAACCATTTTCCATCAACTCTTTATAAAGCGTATCAAGATATTCTGATTGTTTTTCATAAGTGAAATCTTCGGGCTTTAAACGAGAGTCATCTATTTCGTTGTCTTTCCCTCGTCACCTAAGATACCGCCTAATTGTTCCATTGCAACCGTGATAACTTCACGTGCATCAATTCCATCTTCAAACTCTTCTGCAGTGAATTGACCATCATATAAGTCATTTGCAATAAAGCTATATAATTTGTCTAGTAAGTTATCGTCAAATTCGCCGCCATCTTGTTCTAATTTTTGGAATTCTTTACCTAAATTGAAACCTTTACGTGCAACACTACCTTTAATAAATGCAGGTGCATGATATTTTTTCACTTCTCCATTTTCATCGTATAATTCAATAAATTTTTTAACTGCCATAATTTATATTCTCCTTTTCATCGGGTTTTCTTTTAGACCGAATAATTAGTTTTTATTTTTGTATACAAAAATAGACGACCGAAGTCGTCTATAAATCAATTATGCTGTTGGTTCAGTTGCTTCTGCATCTGTAGTAGATTCACTTGCAGTACTATCAGAAAATGTTGATGTACTTAAAGGTTCAGCTGTTGTTTGAACCGTATCAAACGTTTTACCGAAGATTGAATTGAAAATCGTGTCACGACCTTCAGTTTTGCCTTGGTCATCGTAAGCCATAACCACTGCTAACTCTTCATCGAATCCATCAACTTTACGTTCCATGAATTGACCTTCGATTTCATCTGAACCGAATTCAACACCATCTTCTTTAGTTTGTCCTTCTTTGTTTGGTCGTGTGAATACACCTTTTGATAATCCAAACCACTCTTGAGAGCCATCTTCCATTGTACGTGGGATAGCTACGGCTGTATAAGTAATACCAGTTGATTTACCAAAGCCATAAACTGATTTATTTGTTTCGTGTTCAATTAATCCTAATAAGTCTTTTTGAACATCAATTGGTAACTTATGGAAAGTTAAAGATAATTGTGTTTCACCTGCTGATTTTGCAATTTCAGCAACCTTGTTAGAACCATAAGCTTTTTCTAATTCTTCACCAAATTCAATAGAAAGCTCTTGAACATAATCAACTTCTTTAATACCTGAAGTTTTAACTGTTCCATCACTTTCTTCTTGTAATACTGCATAGTACATTTTTCCTAAACCTGTAGCGGCATTATATCTACCCATTTAAATATCCTCCTTAAATTTTTGCATTAAAATAGCCCTTCGTTTCTCACGAAAGGCTAATCAATTAAATATTTTTATCTATATGTCTTAAACCATCTATCGTATAAGGATTTCCACGGTAGCGTCGTGCATCCATATACAGTTTTAAATCTGTGTCATATTCATCAGTTTCATCCACTTGTTTAAATCCTATTGACCATAAGGTTTGACGGATCTCTTCTTGTAGAAGTTTAACCACATCATAATTAGGACCACGAACATCAATTTGATATAGATATTCGGTTGTTAAATTATTATCACTTGCGTAGGTTTCGGGTTGTGGGGAGACAAGAGGGTCAATCAATATATAATGATTCGACCTATCTGCCGTCTCGTCATATGTGTAAGCTCGAATTCGACCTGTACAATGTTGAGCAATTGTTGCGTTGTTCAATAGATATTTTTTTAAAGTTTTCAACATATCAAACATTTACAAGTCTCCTTCCAATGATTGCTTTATAATTTCTCTGAATGGTCGTTCAGTCATAAACATTGTTCTAGCAATTGCACCTTTACCTCTTGGGTTTGGGTTTTTAATTGTTCCCCATTCGTTTAAATGTATAATCGCATAGCGGTTCATTGAACCATGCCAGTGAACTTTAACCATTCTTGTTTTCCCGTGAACATAATAAGGGTCAGTAACTGAAACTTCATGAATACTTGCTCCTGTATCACGGAACACTTCAAAATTCGCTTTCAACACATTTACAAAGTATTTAGAGCCTTTGTTCAATGCTTTATCTTGAGCTTTAAGCATTTGGGCTTCTCCGTACTTTTCGCCAATCTGCCTAAGCATTTGGTGAACACCTTTAACGTCTACGCTCATTCTGAAATCTTCCCAATAATCTTAATGTTCCTATGGTTATCTGTATCATCAAAGACTTGTTGAATATTGTATTTTTTATTCCTATATTGCGGTAGTTGAATTTCAAAATACATATCATCAGTAATTTCTATATTAATAGGATGATACGTAACCATAGTTAAACTAGCTTGATTGTTCGTCATGTCCAAATCTTTCTTTGATGGTTGATAAACATTAGCAAAACACTTAAAAACGACCTCTTCCACAGTTTCACCAGGAAAAAAGTCGTCTGTCGGTGTTGCTTTATAAAATGCAACTGGCGTTCTCATGTCGCCACCAGTCACAAATTCATTACGTTGTAGTGCCATCATCTGACACCTCCATGTTCATGATTTGGAATTGAACAATACTAGATAAAAAATTATTGTGGAATTCCTCTAGTTTATCGTTGAATACATATCTTGTACGTTCATAAACTAATTCACGACCTAATGAGGATTGTTCCATATCGAAGTCCCCACATTTTGCTTTAATATCTTCATAAGACATCCCTAAATCGTTTTTAATACGATCATCTTCGATATCATAAAAAATTCTATTACGATTTTTGAATTCTTCCACATGCGTATCAGTAATCATTTAAATCACTTCGATTCTCTAACTCGTTCTAAGAAAGGTCCTTTAAAACCATTCGCAGACAAAGTTTTTTCAACTTCATCTGCACGTTTCACTGTCATTTCTACTTTGTCTCCTGCTTTAAGAGACTTTGCTAATTGCTTATCGTTGTAGTTTTTTAACACTTTATAATTGGCCATTATATACACCTCCTATGCTGTCGGCTCAGTTGCTGCAGCGTCAGTTGATGTAGGCGCGCCGAATGAACTGAAATCAACATCATATACAAATGAAGTTTTGTTATCATCGGGTTCTGCATATAAGAACTGTTTCGCCGTATACAAGTCCATATCTTCTAATGCTAATGTTTGGTCGAACTCACGAACGATTACTTCACTACCAGCATAGAAGTTATAACGTGTTTTATCGAATGCTACTGCTTTACCTTGAGGTACAAATTCAGATTGCTCGAACGTCACGTTAAATGGTACCGGACTTACAAATTGGCCATTGTGTAATTGCATGAATGCAATACCAGTGTAGATATAGTCTGCAGGGTTTAACGCAATAACAACGTTATTTAATACGCTAGCACCTTTAGAACGTTTAACATTACCGTCTTTATCATAGTATTCTTTAATTGATAAGTTTTTGATAATGTTACCAATTTCTTTAATTGATGTTTCTGCATCAGCTAATGTTAATGTTCCTGCAGAAGTTTTTTCTGATACCGCACCGTTTGTACGATTAATTTCATTCATTAATCCTACTGGTTGGTTTTTAGCAGCACCTAAACCTTGAATAGCAGTTTTTTCAATTGCTACTGCGAAAGCTTCTTTGATTTGTGCACGTACATAACGGTCAACCCATTGCACACCTGCATCTTTTAAATCTTTTGGTACTACAACAAATGCAGTTGCTTTACCTAATGTAACGTCTTGTTCAAAGAATGAAGCCTCTAGTTGACCTTTAATTTCTGAGAACACTGGACCCCAAACAACTTGACCTTCTGGCACTGAACGAATCACACGTGCACGTAATCCAGCACGTTGAATTGTGATATGTTTCAATAATGGGTGTTCAGTTTCAATATCTTCAAAGATACGATCAACAACTGTTTCAGGTAATAATTCTCCATCTTTCCAGTTAGTATCAGTATTTACATGGTCTTCTGAAACTAATGCGTTGTAGAATTTCTTTTCTTCGTTAGTTAAACGGTTAACATTACGCGCATTTAATACTGCGTTGTCACCTTGTTCTTGTTTCATGTCTTTACGAATAGCGTTTGCTAATTCTTCAGAATAAGCATTCATATATTCTGTGTATTTTTCTTTCACTTCTTCATCAGAAGCTTTAGAACTCATATTCGAAAACTCTTTTAATAATTGTTGAGAGTTTTGAAACTCTTCTCGATTTTCTAAGTCAATTGCCATAATTAAATTCTCCTTTATTATTTAATATTCATATTGAATAAACGTGCAAAACTGTTTTCTGCAGGTTTACTTTCCGTTTGTTTATTCGGTTCGTCTGAACCTTTGTCATTACCTTTTTTAACTTCAGCTAAAATTTCTTCTAATTTGTCCATTACATCTTCAACAGTGATATCATTTGTTTCTTTTGGTTGTTGATTAGGATCTTCGTTATGGTATCTAGCCATGAATTTGTCACCTCCCAAGATTGTTGATGTGGTTGCAGCTGCAACTCTTGAGTTCTCAGTAATATTGTCGATTAAACCTAATTTTTTAGCCTCTTTAGCAGTTAGCCATGTTTCTTCATCCATATAGTCTTGAAGAATCGCATGGTCTATGTCAGGGTTTTTATCGACATAACTGTTAAATACAACACTGTTAATGCGTTCTAAATCTTCCGCTTGCTTTTTAAAACTTCTTGAATCACCTTCACCAATCGTCCAAGCATTATGTACCATTAACATGGCGTTACCCGGCATATTAATGGTGTCGCCTGCCATTGCAATCACAGAAGCAATACTTGCAGCAAGGCCATCAACATTAACTGTGATGTGAGCATCAAAACGTTTTAACATGTTGTAAATCGTTACACCACTGAAAACATCGCCACCATTACTATTAATATTCACAATGACTTCATCAACATCTCCCATAGCTTTTAATTGATCACGCACATATTGTGGACTAATTGTCATACCTTCAATTGTTGCGCTATCAATCAATCCGTAGATGTCGATTTCGTTATTCGCCATTTATATCACCTCCTTCATTACCTGTAGATTCTTCATCTACAGTTTGATAGTTTTTAGTGATAATAAACTTCTGCATATCTTCACTTCCGATAGGCTCAAAACCTGTAAGCACTCGAATTTCATCTCTATTGAAAGAACCACTTGCAATGAGTTTGTCTACTGCTTCACTCACTTCAAGTGGTCCTTTTTGGTCGATACTTATAGCTTTAATTCTTTTACCTTCTTTATATCCTCGTTCGCTAAACAATTTAGCATTCAATTCATCGGTTATTTTTTCAATAATCGGTTTGATACAGAACTTCATATAATTATCAGTCATTGCTTCTATATCTGCCGTATCTCCATTAATCAATCCAACTGGTATTCCTAAGTTTCTAGCAACATAACTTAGTAACTGGTTAGGTACTTTAGCCATATCATCGATTTGTGATGTGTTTTTTGTATTACTAGATGTATGTTCTTCATACTTATAACCTTTTTGAACTGGAACAATAGCTATGTCATTATTTTCAAATGCTTTATATGCATTATTAATAAATCTCTGCATGTCCTCATTGCTTGCATTGGTTAATGGTATATTAGCCTCCATTCCTAAGGTAGCTCTAATTTGGTTACTCATTAAATTAGACTTAATCATTCGACCAAAGATATCACCATAATCATTAAACAAGCCATATAACATATTTGTAATTGCTTCATTGTTGTATTCAAGGTATATCACTTCACTCATTCTAAATGAACGTTCAAACTCGAACTCACGTACTATGACGTGGTCAAATATATCATCATAGAGTGCGTATTCCTCTCTCACAAAGTCATCTGCAATAACTAAATCCTTTGAATCAGTAACAACAATTAACACTTCATTATCATAAATCAACTTTCGTATTACCTTTTGCCAAAATGTTGCAGCACTTTCATCAGTATTTGGCCTAACATTCAATTTATAGTGCGTTGTCGAAGATGTATCTTTACTTTCACTATCAATAATTTCAAATTTAGTTTGACTAATTGTTCTAGCTATATGATTTATACACGTATCTAATGCCCACTTTTTTATGTAAGCTTTGTGTGACGTCTCATGTAACAATTCAAAATCATAACTAAATTCGATTGCTTCATTCCTGCCCATAATTCTGTCGAATATACTCAAAATCCCACCTCCTAAAAGCTAATATCTGCCATGATAAACGGTTGATCATACTCTAATATCTCGTCTGCACGATAAAGTGCGTGTAACATGGCATGGAAACCATCAGTTTTACGTCTAACTTCATCTTTTTTGATGTATTTCTTACTACCATCTGGCTGCATTTTGACTGCCACATTGTTTGTGAACCATCTCATCAATGGATTGTCCCCAAAGGTAATTTGTTTCTTAGCAAACATGGTGTCAATTCTAGGTGCGAGCAAACCATGTATAGCAGTTGGATTTTTAATCACTTCTAATGGAATCCCTGCCTCTTCAAATGGTCGTCTAACAATATCTGTTCTGAAGTTATCTGATATGACTTTCGTTAAATTGTATTTACTTTGTTGTTGTAAAAACCAATTAACAATGTATGAAATATCAATGACGTCATCATCAACGATTGTTAATAAACCATCATCTGCCCATTGCTCAATCGGAGGCTCAAGATGTATTGTTTCTAAAAATTCACGTCTGATAAACGAATGTGTTAACCAGTAATACTCGTCATTATCTCTAAACAATAAGCCCACACTGGCAAAATCTCGAACTAACGCGTAGTCGAGACCTCCAATGCAGGCTTTATTTTCGAGATTAGGTAAAGGTTTATTCGTAGCTTTGATTTCTTCCCATGGCGCAACAACTTTTTCTTCATCGACTTCAGGTAAGTTCATACGTTTTGTCATGAATTCTGGTTTATTTGAGCGATTGATATGCAAAACATTATATTCTTCTTTAATTTTTCTTTTTAAATTCTTTGCATATCCTGTTAATGGTGGGTGTAGCATTGGGTTAGCTTTTTCCCACATCGTTTCATCATCAACTTCTTTAGGATCATCAAGTTTACAATAAAATGGGAAAATCCTATCTTCTGTATTCTTGCCTTCCAACACTTCTAAGATTCTATCTTTCATGTCATCCATAAAGCCTTCACGGACAAAACCGTCAGTTGAAATGTAAAACGTTCTGTCATGCAGCACTTTTCCTAAACCACCACGTTTGACGTTTACCATATCCGCTGTTTCATAAATAGCAATTTCATCAAAGATTACACAACCTTCACGACCACCATCTTTAGTTTTAGTATTAGAAGTGTTATATCTAATAATTGAACCAGTAGAACGGTTTTTAATTTCCGTTTTACTTACTTCATAAGGTGCTTTAGGTCGTTCTCCTGTTTTATTGCGCTTATTTTCTAATAAAACGTCGTATATCTCATTGAATGATGTTTTTGCTTGTTCTTCGCTGTTCGCAACTATTGAAATATCGTATTTTTTAATACCATGTATTGGTGTAGTAAAGAAATCACTTATTGCACTTATAAAACCATTCTTACCTGCACCTCTGCCCATAAATAAAGCGAATTCTGTGAAGTATGGGGTATCTAACTCTTCATCCATTAAGAATAAAAAAGCAATGATGAATTTCTGAAACGGTTGTACTGGAAAGTACCATTTATTGATAAATTTGATACACTTATCTATCTTTTCATCATCAAAGTAGATATTATCTTTCACTAAAACATGATTTTCTAAATAGTTAATCAGATCAATACGTTCTTGATTTAAAATGATTTTACCGTCACACCATTGTTGAATGTATTCATCTACATATTTGTTACGAATCATACATAATCATCTACTGGTTCATCAGTTTCAACTGGTTTAGCATCTTTAGGTAATAAATCGGTTAATTGTTTCATCACACGTTGATAAGATTGGTCACGTGTATTGTACAAACGAGCAATTGGTCGTTCACGCTCATAGGCAGGTACATTTTGAGATTGTTGGAACATGTCGTATTCGCCATTCTCTTGAATATCTTCCCACATATAGTTCAACATCACTCGCATACGTGCTGCTTGAATGATAAGACCTTGAACTACATTCTGTTTTTCTTGTGGGATATCTTTGAAGATGGCATGTAACCTTTTTTCTTCTTTATCGACTAACTTTTCACGTTCTTTGCGTTGTTTTGCAGTTAATTGCATTTAATTCACTCCTTTCTATTTTATTGGGCGGGGTTAGGGTTACATATGAAAGAATTATGAAAACTTGCAAAATCGAGCCCTCACGCCGTTCTCCCTGAAATAAAATTTTGTTCATTTGTTTTAATGGGGGGCGGTAATTATACATGTTCTAAATAATCTTTATAAGTTCTTTTAGTTCTTATTTGATATAAAGTACTTCTTGAAATATTAAATCGATTACAAACTTCTTTTATATTTTTATTACTTCGATAATAGTTGTAAATATTAATAACTTTTTCTTTTGATAAAGGTCTGAAATTAATATTTTCCTTCAAAGCATGATTATTATTTTCTTCACCTGTAACCCACTCTAAGTTTTCTACATTGTTGTTAAATTTATTTCCATCAATATGATTAACTTCTTCTTTATTTAGTGGATTATCAATAAAATAAAGAGCAACGAGTCTGTGAACTCGATGCCCTTTTCCATTGAAAGAAACTCTTTTATATCTACCATCATGTATCCATTGTGCCAATATTCTATTGGTATGTTTGTTACGAACGTTACCTTTACTTGATACTTGGTAATTTGTTTCGCCTACATCCTTCCACACTTCTACCATCTTTCATCTCTCCTTCTTTTGGTTTGAATTGATTTCCACCATATTGAAATCGTTGATGTCTTTTGTTGTGACAAGCTCGGCACAACGTTCTTAAATTATCAGGTTCCAATTTCAAATCCGGCCTATCCTGTAACTCTTCTATGTGATCTATTTCAAGCTTATCTGTCGTTACTCTACCTTCTTCACGACACCAAGTGCATTCGTAATTATCGCGCTTTAAAACTTGTTGTCTAACATCTTCCCAAGATTTACTATTGTAGAATCGTTTACGTTCTTTGTATTCATTGTAATCTTCCATAGTTAAACCTCTTATATAACAAAGAAAGACACACCACTATGTGATGTGCCTCATGTATTCGTATCGTATGACTCTAGTATAATGTTATTGATATGACTAATGCACACATGGTTCGATTGGTTCGATGTGTTCGATTGGTTCGATTAATCATATGTGGTACGCACTTTTAGTGTACCTCTTAATCATATAAGGATACTACCTTTTGTACGACCCTTTAATCATAGTAACCTTGTTGTGCATCCATGTATACATTGACTATCTCATTAACACATCCATAGAATGTAGACTTGCTCTTTATCTCCATGAGTTCCATGATAGTCTTATGCTTGATACCTATCTTAATCAATTGTAGTATGTGATAGTTCATATCATCTGTTACATATTCCTCGTACTTATCAATGAACTGTAGCTTGTTGAGTAGCTTTACATTACGTCGATAATCTCTATTCCTATCTAACACTTTGACTAATACCTTATCACCTGTACCACCTTTAGCTTTAGGCATTACTGCTTCTATACCATACTGTGCAGTAGATGTACTATCTGCATCATATACCTGTGCTTCAATAATATTACGCATCCACTTATAATTGTCTATCATGTTTCTTACTTCGTCACGTGTATACATCTACTACCTCCGTTACCTACATTTAGTACCAGGTACTAATAATAGTATAAATTATAAAGGTACTAGAGTAAATTAGTACCTTTACCTTAAATATATATATAATTAATTTTAAACTCTTTGCATTCTTCCATAGCAATCCTTTTTCAGTTTGACAAAAGAATTGTTATCCATTTGACTTTGTACATACTCTGAACGCCCATGTAATTGTCTTACTTTATATAGCCATGGTTTCTTTAGAGTATTTCGTGTGTCGTTACTTTTATCATTTTTATTAGCAATTTCTAAATTTTTTAAAGATTTATACTCAGCATATTGAGTACGGCTCATACCTTTAGGTACGTTAAACACTTCTTCTTCAGTCCAATTATCCCTTATTCTGTTACTAACAATACCATGATCTAAAGCATTATCTTGCATCTTTTGTAGTTCCAAGTTAGTTAGCTCTCTTTTTTCATTTTTAACTTTAATGGTAGTCTTTAACATTTAAAACATCTCCAGATTGTTTGTATAGTGTTTTTCATTTTATATCAAATCATAGTATTGAGCTACCCTACTTTTTAAAAAATTATTAATTTTTATTAAACTTGTTAGCTACCTTTTCCATTTCCTCTTGTAACTCTCTAATCCCTTCTTCACCATTATCTTTAACAAAACGAGTAAATAAGTATACGTTAGTGTATCTCAAACCGTTGTTTTCATTACGTAACATACCATTATTTCCAACAAGGAATAATATAATAACTGCAAGTATGATTGATATGATTATCCACATTAGTTACTCACCTCATCGTTTAAATGGATATGATCATGTTGGTTAAAGTCTTGTGGTGGTTTATCAACTTCATCTTCTCTATATCTGTAATGTTCAATTACTGCATTAGTCAAATACTTACCTAGCTCATACATTGCTAATGTGAATAATAGTTTTAGAATGTGTTTAATCATTGTTTGCCTCCAATAAATTTATAATTCGATCTAGCTTTTTAGCGTTATTATCAGTCTTGTTGAAAACTCTATTTAATTTGGCGTCAATTTGAAAGTTATTGTTTTCATCAGCGTCTAACGTTCCTAATTCTGCTAATGCTAACACTGAATTTTCATCAGTCATTCCATATTTTCTAAATATATCCAACATTGCTTTTGTTTGAGGATTACTCTCATACATCTTTTTATTGAAGTTAAATAACATATCATTTTTGAATAAATCTTCTAAATCTTTGTTTGGATCATTACTCATTGTCTGCCTCCTCATATTTTTTCAACGCCTCTTCCTTACTCTCTGCCTCAACCACCGTAAATGTTTGATTATCTCTCGACTGTGTAACGTGGTTGTGTTTGCGTCCTGTTGAATCTGTGAATGTTGTGATTAAATATTGTGTCATTAATGTTCTACCACTGGATAATGAACGTCTTTAATTTTTAATGAGCAAACACTGTAATAAAAGTCACCATTACCTGCATCCGCATAACATTCACCTTGTGCAATCGGATTTTGATTATGATACAGAACTACAGTAGCAAGACTTTCACTTTCTTCATATGGATAATCCTCAAATTGAGGACGTGTAATTTCGTCTTCTATTTTCACGTTAGTAATAACTGCGTCTAGCTTTACATTCGTCCATGTTCCCCCAGCTTGTGCACAGCAGTCTTGTTCACTTTCAACTATTTCAATTACTGTTCCATCATCTAGCGTTAATGTTTCATCGGTCCAAGCAGTTACTTTTTTATATAATATTTGTTCTTTTATTTCTTCAAAGTTTTTGTAATTAATACCGTACATTCCCACTCACTCCTTACTAACCATTTTAATTTTCTCTATAAAAATAAATGCTAATATCACAATATAGGCAGAAGTCATATGATATTTTTCTGCAAACGCAACAGTAATCAAAAGAATGATAAACATTATTAGTTTATATATATTCAATTTGAAATCATTCTTTTTATCAGTTTCCAAATACTTATCGAATACAAAACTGAAAATCCCATATGCCAATCCTCCCAAAACTATAATGAATATATGATTCACTTCCCCAGCACCTCGCTTAATCTTTCTTCTTAAATTTCAAAGTCACTACATCTCTAAAATGTTCATTTCGTGTATGTGTTTCCGAAAGTTTATATTTAGTAACCATTTCAATAACTTCATAATCTATAAGATTCAAATGAGAAATGTGTATATTAGTTTCATCTTTGCCCTCAAATAATCTTCTCAATATTTTGATTGTTGGGTGTTCAAAATTCACTTCCCCAGCACCTCCCGAATTTTAGTCAGAATATCTTTATCTTTCGATGTCTTCTGATTTGATGAAGCTCCCGTCTTTTGACATGACTCCTGTTCTGTCTTTAATCTCTCCATAAGCTTGTTCTAAACACTCCCGTAACGTCATATTATTTTGTTGTGCCAATATCACTAAAGTAACAACAACGTCTCCTATACCGTCTCTAAGAGCGTCTGTGTTGTCTCTGCATAGTGCAGCAGCAACCTCACCCATTTCTTCGCTTGATTTAGCATACTGTGTAAAGCTATTACCTTTATCAAGTCCTTTATCGATACTCCATTGTTCTACTGCTTTTACTAATTGATCTAATTGATTAGTCATTAATTTTCCTCCTGGTATTTAATTAAAATGTATGATCGTTCTCTATTGTTTGCGTTCTCAAAATGATTAACTGAATAACCTAACACTTGTGTATTTGGATATTTCAATAGGTGATGTTCTAATTGTTCTGTTGCTGGTCTGTTATCGTCGTCATCAAAATCTCTGAACTCTTTAATTTTCCACATCACTACCACGCTCCAATATCAAAATTTCTCTTTCAATTTCTTTATATTCTTTTAATAGAATTTCGATATTTTCTATTTGTTTAGTATCTAACGTGTATCGTTGTCTCACTTTTAATACACTTATTTTTTCTGCTATGAAATTTAAAATTGTTTCATAATTACTTACCTTCTCATAAACCTTGCTTATCTCACTCAACAACTCATCTGTATCATTGCCATTAAATGCCCCTGCACTAATAACAGCTTGTTCAATCTGTTCACGGTTAGTCATCACTCTTCACGCTCCATAAAGATGTTATTGTTCAATTCCATTCCGACATCAACCTTTTTAATGCCTTTACCGAATTCTTTTTTTAAATCTTCCTCTACACTCTTACAGTAGTTGTCCCATGCCTTTGCTTTTTTCTCTGCTTCTCCAATACGCTCACGCAACGTCTTAATATCCTCTAACATTGCGTCGTAGCTTTCTTGTGATAATGTTACTGGCATTCCACTCACTCCTAAAATAAAATTAATTGCTTATCTTTTTCCAAACTTAATCCGTACTGCTTAATGTGCTCGTTAAACTCCTGCTCACTGTTAAACGTCAACTTGATACCTGACCACTTCGTCTTGTGATGACCGTGTAGGTAATACACACCATTCACTATGTGCATATGCGCCACTCTTTTATCATCTTGATACAAGTAACGTTTAGTGCCAAAGTATTGATTGAGGAATGCTTTTTTACTCATCTCATACACTCCCTATTACTTTTGATGTGTTCTCCTTTTACTTTCATTGTGACTTTGCTTCCAACCACCTTAACCACAAAACCTTGCACGCCTTTCTTACGTAACTCACTTTGTATCTGAGTTGGTGTCTTACCTGCAGTATCGTATTTATAACGTTGGTTGATCGTTGAGGATAGTTCTAATGTGTTAGTTGTCATTGTGCTGCCTCTCTTTCGACTTCTTCGATAGGTACCTTAACTGCTATTGTGTAGCCACCCTTTTCGTCAGCTCGCTTAACATATCTATCTAACGCAAGACGATTAATACTTTCAGGTTGTACCTTTAAAAATTTTGCGCACTCTTCACGTGTTCCGTGTGTTAACATTTCATCGTCGTGATATATGACAAAATCGTATCTAGCTTTGTTCGGCATCGTTTTTCTCTAACTTTTCTATTAATCTACCTGCATAGTCATACGCTTTTTTGATATCTTCTTTTTCATTGTCTTTTCTGCCACTACGCACAGGGTATTTAATCATATTGCCCTTCATATAGCCTTTGAATTCTTCAAATGAAAGTTGTTGATATAAGAATTCGATCACGTCTATCCCGTCACTACCTTGATAATGTTTCGGTGTACGATTAGATACATCTATTGATTCATCTAACTTCTGTGTAAATGGTAAGTCCACAACAACAAAATCGTCATTATCAGTTAGTCTGTAGGTTTGTCCATTATGCATAATCAAGTCGGTGAAATCCTCACCAGTCACTAAATTTTTGCAACGTTGAGTATACTTACCATATTGCGACTGTCCATTATATCCTATGAACTGCACCCAATCGTTAGACTTTAAGTCTTTAATTTTCATATCTCTATCCCCTTTGCACTCTGCCGTAGCAGTCTGTTTTAATTTTCGCGGTTAAATTCTTTGCAACTAGATTCTCAAAATACTTACTACGCACTCTATGTTTATCTAACAAAGCTTTTCGTTCCATATCTTTCTGACGCGCTTTTACTTTTCTTCGTTGTTCGGTTAACATGTCTTGTTCATGCTGCGCTTTATATTTATTCGCTAATGCTTTCTCTCTGTTATATTCATCTCTAGTCATTCCTAACGCTGCGTCAACGGCGTCTTCCAAATTCCAACCTAACGCTATTCTTGAGCGAACGTTTTTTCTTTCTAATTTGTTGGTTTCCATTTTTTTCAAATGTCTTTCGTTTATTTCATAAACTCTACCGTCAACTATCATCTTGTCTGGTTTCTTGTTCATTTACTCCACCCTCTAAAATTCTTGTATAGATACATCAGTTATTCTGTGATAGTCCTGAAAAATGTCTGTCGGACTATCTTGAATATCTTTGATTAATTGTTCTCTGTTATTTGTTTCTTCTTGTATAATCACTTTGATTGTGACTTCTGCATTTACTGTTTCTTCTGGCATTTAATCCACTTCCTTTATGACCATGACGATTTTCGATTCTTCGCCATACATCTTAAAACTATCTATATGCACAACTTGGTTATCATCGTTCCAAATATGCTCATTTGCAGCGTCCAATACTGTTTTGATCAAGTTATCTACATCTGGTTTAGTTCTCTTATATGTGCCTATCGCGATTAACTTTTGTTTCTTAGACCAGCTTTTAGGTGGCTCAAAGTAAAAGTACAATGACACTTTCAACTTCTTATCTGTTAATAGTTTTGGCATTTGCTCCTGTATATACGTCTTATGCTTTGTATATGACGTTGGCATGTATGTTTGAACAAATCTGCCTGTATTACGAAAGCGTGGACGTGGCGAACCGATAGGTTTCTTGTATGTCTCGTTAAATTTAATTTCTATTTCCATGTGCCACCTCTATAAAAATTCAAATAAGTTTGCTTGTAGTCCTAATTCTTTTTCGTATTTAAGGTCATGCACGCCCTTAAAACGTTTTAGCTCACTATCTGTCATAATTTTCTTGTCGTCGCTAAAATGAGCGCCTGTAAGCGAGTAAACCTCATTTACATCATCTTCATACTTGATGACCTTAATGTCTTCTGTGCCATCTTCTCTATATAGGTAATACCTTTCGATAATTCCCATCTTTATCCCTCCATTTTGTCTCATTCATGATTAGCTCCTGGACGTCTTCATATTCATCAAACGGGGATATTGTTCCATTTCCTAGCAATCTTTTGACTGCCCAGCCCGATTCGATAATTGTTTTAGCTATGAATGGGTCGTTTTGATAATCTTCTCGGTACATAACGCCTAGTAATTTTTGATATTCAACTACTTTCAT